TCATCGACGCGATGACGGCGCCCGATGTCCAGGGCCCGGCCTCCGACGCTTATCCGCTGGCCATACAGGGCTTGCTGTCTGGCGGCGAGTCCGGGCGGGTGGATGGGGCGCCGTCGGTGGGCGCTTTGAGCCCACCGGGTTCTGATACCACGCAGGCCTTGCCGCCGTTGGAGACGTCCGCCTTGGGTGCGCCTGGGCCTTCCCTGGCGATGGCAGCATCGAACGGGAGCGACGACAATCAGCCCGACTCCGATACCCCGTCGGACGCAGAGACCGCGGATTCGGCGAGCGATGCCGGAAGCGTCCCCGCGGCCGGCGAGCCTCGCGGTGCGCCAGGGGCTGGCGATAGCGTGGCGACGCCGCAAAGTCCGACCCTGGCAGGGCGTGGCCAGCCTCCGCGTTTGACATCGGCCGGTACGGCGAACGGATTGGGCATTCCACCGGCTGTGTCCGGGAAAACGCCGCCGCGCGGCCCGGGGACCGCCGCCGGCAAAGGGCCGCCGAAGGTTCCGGACTATAGTCACTTTTCGCAAGTCTATAGTGACTGGGCCAAATCACATAGCGACGCTCCGCGCTATGTGCCAGCGTCCGGCTGGAAGAAAATTGCGCCGGACCCGGCTAAACTCGAGCCTGAATCGAAATATGGTCCCTATAGCAGGATCACGTTCCATCACACTGGCTCGGACGTCACGCCGCAGGCGGTGGACGAATTGCAAACAAACCACGAGCCGTTCCTGCACCATCTACAAAGAGAGGTGGCACACGGCTTTCATGCAGAGAAATACGATTTTGGAGACGTGGGATACCACTTCCTGATCGGCGAGGATGGCACCATTTATGAAGGGCGTCCTTTGAGTTATCAGGGCGCTCATGTGTGGCATCATGATCCGGCCAATATAGGTGTGGCCTTTCTGGGGGACTATAGTTCGAAAGGTTTTAGTGATGCTCAGATCCATTCGGCAAGGGCGCTCATTCGAGTGCTGAACCATGCTTATGGCATCGGCCAAGGCGCGAATGGCCAGCAATACATATTTACCCATAGGGATCTTGCTCCGCCGAAGGGGAAGCACGCACGCCCCGAGGAATTTGTCGGGACGGCGGATCAGCAGATGAATCAAATAAAGGCCTGGAGCCAAACCCGGGGACCTGGAAACTAGTGCAGCACATGCAGTGCCGCGATTGGAGCAAATGACAAAAATTCAACTTAGGGTAACCGTAGCGGTTGACCTTCGATGCTCTTGACTCATAGGGTAGTGCTTGTACCGAAGGGTAATGGGTTTGGCGGAGAGACGACGGATGAAAATCCTTACGGCCCTTTTTGGCGGGAACGTCGGATTTGGGCGGCTGAAAATCAAAAAATGGACGATCTATCCCATTTCAATCGTTGTGATCATGCTTGCATTGGTCGGGGCTTTTGAGATGGACATCCATTCGCCCAAGTTCGCTGCCGAGACTCTTGAGATGGCGCATGTGGCGAGCGACAATGGGTATGAAATCAGGGCGATGGGTTTATATCAGGAAGCTTGTGACGAGGGTAACGCCGAGGCGTGTCAAGTCATTCGCGATGAAAAGGATCCCGGTGTCAGGGCCAGAGACATCCAGGACGCCAAAAAAACATGTGAAGAAACGGGTGACCGCGCGTCGTGTCGTTCTCTCCCCCAGCTCGTGGAGTTGGATCGGGAAGCCAGGCTTAAAAAATGAAGTAACATACAAATTGCATGTGAACCTATTCGTCAAAGCCGCCGGCATTCCGGCGGCTTTTTTATTCCGGAATCCCTGCCGGATTTTCCGCTGACACCCAAGGACCACGCGGTTCCTCGCGCGTGCCGAGCAGCTTGTCCGTCGAGGACAAAATAGCCCCAAGAAAGTGACCCCTCCGTCGCGGGCTTTGCGCTTCGCGCAAGCGCCGCGCCACCTCCCCATTTTAACAAAATGGGGAGGAGAGGATTTATGCGATCCCTTATAACCTAAAGGAGTAAGCGCATGGCCGAGGCCCCGCTGAACGACCAGGACGCCGTCGAGGCGATCCGGAATTTGCCGGAAACGGATGACGACGACACGCGGGACACGCCGCCGCCGGAAGAGCCGGAAGACGATGAAGACGGCGATCAGGACGATGGTGACGACGAAATTGCCGCGCCGCAGTGGTGGGATGCCGAGGCCAAGCAGGCTTTCCACGATATTCCCAATACGCCGGCGGCGCGCGACTATGCGCGCAAGATCCAGCAATATACGGCCGAAGCCGAGGCCAAGCGCGAGGCCGTGACCCAGCGCCTGAAGGCCGAAGCCAAAAACCATATCGACGCCGTGCGCGGCGCGATCGCGACCCTGCATGGGGCTGCCCCCGGCGAGGTCGACCACTTCCACCGCGACTACGGCGATATCGACTGGGCGAAGATGCCCCAGTGGGCCCAGGACAATCCGGCCGAGGCCGGGTCGTTCTTCGCCCAGTACAATGCCCGCCGTGGCCGCGTCGAACAGTTGCTGCACGCCAAGGCCGCGGCCGAGCAGGCGGCGAGCGAAGCCTTCGCCCGCGAACAGGGCGAACGGCTGCACCAGATCGCGCCGGAACTGGCCACCAATCACGACCATCTTCGGGCGCTGGGCGACTATGCCCGCGGCACCGGCCTGCATCCCGAGGCGATGAAACAGGCCAGCGCCGACGAACTGGTCATCCTCAACAAGGCGCGCCTCTGGGACGAAGCGCAGGCGAAGGCCGCGGCCGCCGCCAAGAACGCCAAGCCGCAAGCGGGCGCGCCGCGCACCGTCAAGCCCGTGGCCGCCCAGGTTTCCGGCACCCACGCCCAACGCACCTATGCCGCCGCCCGGGACAAGGCGTTCCGTTCGCGCAACGACGATGATGCCGTCGCCGCGATCCTGGCCGGCGGGTTTTAAGAGAAAGGACCTGCCGCCATGTCGGCCAACAGCAATTCAACAACCACCCTGGTGACCGTCGGTAACCGGGAAGATCTCGACAATATCATCACCCGTGTGGTCGCCGACCAAACGCCGTTCGTTTCGTCGATCGGCACGGTGACGGCGAAACAGCCCTATCACGAGACCCAGACCGAGACCCTGGCGACCGCTTCGGCCGGCAACGCCGCCCTGGAAGGCAACCAGAACTTCCAGAATATCCAGGCGCCCAACCTGACCGCGCGTATCGGTTGCCGTATGCAGATCATGACCAAGATCGGCGAAGTCTCCGGCACCCAGGAAGCCACGGTGGCCGCCGGCCGGGCGTCGGAACTGGCGCGACAGAAGCTGCTCAAGGGCAAGGAACTGGCCCGCGACCGCGAAATGCGTTTCGTCGGCAATTACGCGTCCAACGCCGAGTCCGGCGGCAATGCGCGCAAGACGGCCGGTGCCTTGGCCTGGCTGACCAGCAATGTTTCGCTGGGCTCCGGCGGCACACCGGGCGGCTTTGCCAGCAATGACGTGGCCGCCGTCAATCCGGGCGCGGCGCGGACCTTTACCGAGAGCCTGGTCAAGTCCGTGCGCGCCACGGCTTTCGGCAATGGCGCGACGCCTTCCGTCGTGCTGGTGCCGCCGACCCAGAAGCAGCAGTTCTCGGCCTTCACCGGTATCGCCGACATCCGCGCCGACGTGTCGGGGCGCGACCAGGCGACCATCTATGCCGGGGCCGACGTCTATGTCGACGATTTCGGCGCCATGACCATCGTGCCGCATCCCTATGCCTTCGCGGCCGGGGCGGCGCTGATCTACGACCCGTCGAAGTTCAAGCGCGCCACCTTGCGCGCCATGACGACCGAGCCCCTGGCCAAGACCGGCGACGCCAACGCCTTCCAAGTGATCCTGGAAGAGGGGCTGCTGTGCCAGAACGAAAAGGCTCACGCGGCGATCCACGCGCTGCAGTAGGCCGAGCATAAGTGACCCCTCCGTCGGCTTCGCCGACACCTCCCCATTTTAACAAAATGAGGAGGAGAGATTTTTTGGAGATATCTCATGGCCGAAATGCCGAAACGCAAATTTGTCCGCGACCTCAATCCCGAGGCGCCCGAGCCCGTCGTCAGCTGCCGCGTCACGCGGCGCGGCGCCGACAAGATCAGCACCGGCCGCCACGAACCCCTGTTGGGCGACGAGACCTATGCCGAGGGCGAGGTCGTAAGCCTGCCCCTGTCGATCGCCCGGGAGCTGCAGGACGCGCCCGACCGCGCCGGCGAGCCGCGCGGCTATGTCGAGATTCTCGACTGATGGCCGATCTCGGCGGCAAGGCCATCGGCGGCGGGTTCACGCCGCTATGGATCGGCGAGAGCGGAGTTTCGGTATCGCTGCGCGTCGAAGCCGACGGCACCATGTCGGTTTTGAAGGAACAGAAACTGGCGCCGGTGTTCGACGCCACCCAGGCCATGCGCAACCACAATGACGGATGGAACGCCGCCCGCGATACCCGGCGGGTGGCGCATCTGCCGCAGATCTGGATCGACCACTGTCGCGCCGTCGAGGGCTGGGATCCGCTCAATCCCGAGAACCACGACCGGTTGGCCAAGGTGCTGAACGACGGGGACTATGCCTATCTGCGCACCGCGGCGGGCCGGGTAGGATACGTGAACGGAGTGCTGCGCTGATGGCTCTGAATTCCTATGGGGCGCTGAAGGACAGCGTCGCCGCCTGGCTCAACGAGGCCGATCTGATCGGGCGGATACCGGATTTCATCGCCTTGGCCGAGGCGGTGATCAACCGCCGCCTCGATCACCGGCAGATGACCGGCATTGCGACCTTGAGCTTCAGCGCCGACCGCGCGGCCTTGCCCGACGATTTCGTTTCGGCGCGGGCCGTGAGGGCCGGCGAAGTGCGCCTGGCCTTCATCACGCTCGATGCCTATGCGGCGCGCGACACCGCCGAAAATGGCCCTCCCCTGCGCTATGCGATCGCCGGCGGGTATATGCTGTTCGATCCCCCCGCGTCGGCGGCGATGACGGCGACCTTGATCTACCGTCGGCAGATCGATCCGCTATCCGAGAACGGCGGCAACTGGCTGCTCGACGCCTTTCCCGACCTCTATCTCTACGGCGCGCTCAGCCAGGCCGCACCTTACATCGAAGATGCGGATCGCGCCGCCACCTGGGCTCAGCTTTTCGAAAAGGCGCTGGGTGAAATCAATATTGACGGCCAGGCGCAGGCCTTCGGCGGCACGCTTCAGACCAACAACGGACAGGCAAGGACCTACTGATGGCCTTCACGGACTATAATGCGCTGCAGGCGGCGATCGCCAACTGGCTGAACCGGGCCGACCTGGCGGCGGCCATTCCCGACTTCATCACCCAGGCGGAAGCCACGCTGAACAAGGTGTTGCGCACGCGCTTCATGATCGCGGAAACCACGCTTTCGATCGCGGCCAATGCCGACCGTGTCGCGCTGCCCGCCGACCTGATCGACGCGCTCTATGTCGTCGACAGCGGCAATGCCACGCACACCCTGGTCAAGCAGGCGCCCGACTGGATGGCCAAGCAACAGAGGCTGCGGCTGAAGACCGCCGGCGTGCCGCTCTATTACGCCGTCATCGGCGCGAACATGCTGATGTGTCCCGTGCCGGCGGCGGCCACGTCGTACAGGCTGTCCTACTACCAGGAAATCCCGGCGCTTTCGGCGACGAACCTGACCAATTGGGTATTGAGCCATCACCCCGACCTCTATCTGTACACGGCACTGATGCACGCGGCGCCCTACATGGCCGACGATGCGAGGAGTGAGCTCTTCGGCCAGTCGATCGTCAAGATGGTGCAGTCGTTGATCGCCAACAACCAGACCACCACCCTGGAAGGCCAGGACTACAACGAGTTCAAGGGATAGGCCGTGACCACACCGACGACGAACTATGGTTGGGGCAAGCCGGTCGACGGCGGAGACTTCGACAATTGGGGCAATGAGCTCAACGGCGTGATCGACGCTGTCGACAGCCAGGTCCATGCCAACGACGCGGCGGCCAGGGGTTATGCCAATACGGCGCAGTCGAACGCCCAGGGGTCGAGCCTGCAGAAGGCGGCGAACCTGTCCGATCTCGGCAGCGTTGCCGCGGCGCTGGGCACGCTGGGTCTTGTCGGCATGTCCGGCGGCGGCGGATGGGGCAATAGCTGGTCGATCACCATACCGGTCGAGATCGGCGGCGCCGTCACGGGCGTCATCGTGCAGGGCGGTATCGCCAGCACCATCCCGGCCGACAGCACGACGGGCCTCATCTTCCCCATCGCCTTTCCGAATGCCTGCTGGGGGGTCTATCCCAGCCTGCGGGTCTCGTCCTTCGACAATACCAAGGACAATGTCGGCCTGGTCGCCGGTACGCCGTCGCGGACAGGATGCGTGCTGGCCAACAACCAGATCAATGGCAATGCGACGGTCGACATTCCCTGGTGGGCGATCGGTTACTGATGGCCTATGTCACGCTCGATATCCCACCGGGACTTTACCGCACCGGCACGGATTACAAATCCAAAGGCCGCTGGCTGAACGCCAATCTGTGGCGGTGGTTTTCCGGCGAACAGCGGCCGGTCGGCGGCTGGGTGCGGAAATCCATCGGCAGCCTAAGCGGCGCGCCGCGCGCCATGATCGCGTGGAAGAGCAATGCCGGCAAGCTGTGGGGCGCGGTCGGCACGCACAGCCGCCTCTACGCCATGACCTCCGGCGGCTATCTCTACGACATCACGCCGGCAGGCTTTGCCGCCGGACGGCCAGACGCCACCACCGGCGGGGCCTATGGGGACGGACCCTATGGCCGCGGCGATTACGGCCGGGGCCAGAACACCTCGGACGCGGTCACCGCCGACGCTTCGGTCTGGTCGCTCGATACCTGGGGCGAGGACCTTGTCGGGGTCATGGCCGAGGACGGACGGCTGTGGCAATGGACGTTGAATCCCACGGCGGCGGCCACCGCGATCGCCAATGCGCCGTCAGCCACGGCCGTGGTGGTCACCGCCGAGCGCATCATGATGGCCTTGGGCGCCGGCGGCGATCCCAGGCAGGTCGCGTGGTCGGACCGCGAGGACAATAGCAGCTGGGCCGAAGGCGTGACCAATTATGCCGGCCGTTTCACCCTGCAGACCACGGGCAAGGCGATGTGCGGGCGGCGGGTCAGCGGCGGGACCCTGATCCTGACCGACAGCGACGCGTGGCTCGCGACCTTCCTGGGCCAGCCCCTGGTCTACGGCTTCACCAAGGTCGGCGCGCAATGCGGCATCGTCAGCCGCGGCGCCATCGTCACCACGGACGTGCAGGCCTTCTGGATGTCGTCGAACGGCTTCTGGGCGTTCAACGGCTATTGCGAGCCGCTATCGTGCGAGGTGCACGACTATGTGTTCTCGAACATAAACACCACCCAGTTCAGCAAGGTCACGGCGGTGCACGTCTCGGCCTTCGACGAGATCTGGTGGTTCTATCCATCGGCGGCCGCCACCGAGAACGACAGGTATGTCGTCTATAACTACCGGGAGAACCACTGGAATTTCGGCGGCTTGACGCGGCTTTGCGGCATCGACAAGGGGCCCTTCGCCTATCCGATGATGTGTGACGATGCCGGCAATGTCTGGGATCACGAGAACGGCGTCGATCATGGCGGGATAACGCCCTTCGCCGAGAGCGGGCCGCTGGAACTGGGCCGGGGCGACCGGACGCTGATGGTGCGCAAGATCGTGCCGGACGTGAACAGCCTGGGCGAGGTGACGGTGTCGTTTACGACGCATGTCTATCCGAACGACGCGCCGGTGACGGCGGGGCCGTACGCGATATCGGCGCAGACCGATGCGCGCTTTTCGGCGCGGTCGGTGGGCGTGCGGCTGAACGGCGCCGACAATGCGGATTTCCGGGTCGGCGGTTTCCGGTTCGAAGTGGTGGAGCGGGGCGGAAGATGAGGCCGTCCGACGTCAGCATTTTTGTTGAAAGGGATTTCCATGCCGAACTACACGATCAACCTGCGTAACGGCCGGACCGTTCAGGTCATGGCGGATACGCTGAAGGCCGCGGTCGCCCAGGCGCGGAAACAATGGGGACAAACCCCCGATCCCGCTTGGCAAAAACAGGAAAATGCCGCCCAGGACTTCGCCCAGCGCCGATCGGCGCAGACGGGGATGGGGGACGCCGGCGTCTTTCTGAATTCGGTCGCCGACGGCGCGAGTTTCGGCCTGACCAACCGGATCGACGCGGGACGCGCCGCCCTGCAAACCATGGCCGAAAACGCGGCGCGCGACTACTATCACCTGCCGCACCGCTTTTCGTCGGCTCAAGCCTATCGCGCCGTCAAGGATAAGGACGACGCCGAAAGCGCGCGGTTCGCCCAAGACCATCCGGTATTGAATTTCGCCGGCAATATGGCCGGGTCGATGATCAATCCGGCCGCGGCTGTCGGCGGCAACTGGGCGTCGAAGGCCCCAACCGCGCTGGGCATGATGGGACGCGGTGCAGCGGTCGGCGCGGGTCTTGGCGCGGCCAACGGCGCCGGAAGCGCCAAGGAGGGACAGGAACCGGCGGGTGTGCTGAACGGCGGATTTGGCGGCATGCTCGTGGGCGGGGCGGCGCCGGCCATTGGGCAGAAGGTTCTGCCCGCCGTGTTGCGCGTGGCCGGACGTGGCCTGAACAATCTGGGCGGCGCGGCGACGCGGGCGTTGAACACGGATAAACCCCTATATTTCCTGGATCCGGCGGATCAGGCCATGCAGGCGGTGGGCCGGGTGCTGGCCGACAAAGGTGTCGGCCCGCAAGAGCTGACCAATAGTCTGAAAAGCCTGGAGAGGACCCTGCCGCCGCGCCTTCCCGGCTCACCGCAGACGTTCATTCCGAGCTTGTTCGACGTGGTCAAGAACGCGGGTAACGAAGCCGAGCCGGCGGTCCAGCTTTTCAAGAGCGCGGCCCGCGGCCAGCCGACGGCCGCCGCGGACTATGCCAGCCAGGCGGGGAACGATATCTGGCCGCACATGCAGGGGGCGGTGGACCGTTTGCCGCCGGGCCAACCGCGCGCGACCTGCTGAAACAGGTGGAAATGGCGCGCGTGAGCGGCACGGCCGACCCCGCTTATCTCGATAAGCTGAAGGAAGCGGCCGACTATGCGCGCGGCAACCTCGTCAACGGAGAGCGACCTCGCGACTTCGAGACGAGGATCAGCGACATCCGCGATGCCGGCCAGGCTTGGCAGGGGACGAACGCGCCTTTGGGAACGGTCGACGACGCGATGCGCGCCGGCGGCCGCGACGCCTTGAACGAGATGCTCTGGAACAATTACGATGAAACCAGCACCCAGCCGTGGAAACCGGGCTTCGGGATGGCGCGGACGTTGCGGGATAAGCTGAACCTGCTGTATGGCGACCAGGGCGCGGCGACGGCCGACGATGTCGATACCTTGTCGAACCATGTCACGTGGGCGAACGAACTGGCCAATCCCGGTCCGGCGTCGCCGGATCGGGATTGGCTGGGCAAGCTCGTCAAGGATCCTATGGCACAGACGGTCATGCAGGTCGCCGGGGGTTACAATCCGGAGGAGCAGCAAGCCTTGATCGCCAAAGCCACCGCGCCGGCGACCCCGGACATGATTCAAAGCCTGCCCTTTCCGTCCGCCGCACCGTCGCCGATGGCCGGGCGGATCGGCGCTTCCGCCGCCGCGGGGGCGTCCGGACTGTTCGACCCGCAGCACCTCGGGCAATATGCTCAGCAATTGGCGGCGCTGCCGTCACTGACGCAGCCTCAGGGCGGTATGCCGCCACCAGGGCCTCCACGTGTATCGAAGGCATCTTTCAACCTCTACTAACGGGGCTGCTTGACGTTCTCACCGTGGCCAATAAGGTGCCCCCGTGGACAGGGGAGGTGGGATGCACGCAAAATCAGCGGACGGCGAAGATTTCGGGGCGTGCGCCCGGGCGCGGATCAGCCGGGCGTTGGCGGCTGACGGTATCACGGGCGGGGCCTTGACGGATTGTCTGGCCCGGTGGCCGGACGCAGGCGCGACCGTCCCGACGCTGATGGACTTGGCTTTCCTTCTCAATGGCGGTGGTGGGCGGATGCTCGACCTCGCCAAATGGGCGGTTTTGGGCGGGGAAACGCCGCGGCGGACGGCGGCGGACCATTTCAAGGCGGCCGAGGCCGCTTTCGGCGCCGCGATGGGCGAAGCGGTGCGGCGCCTGTTACCGGAAAGCCTGAACAACCGCCCCTGGATCAGCCCGGAAAGGATGTCGCAGCCCCTGGTCGGGGCGGAATGGGATGTCTTTTTCCTGCAGGAGCGGATTTGCAAAGCGTTTTCAATGGGCGCATTGGAACAAAAGGGCGCTGTTTTCGACACCGCCTGGAACGCGTGGGAAGCCGCGGCGCAGGCCATACCGGACGCGGACACCGACATCGTTCGGGCCGCCGCGCAACAAGGGCTTCGGTCGCGTCTCCAGTTCGGTTATTTTCGGTCAGGGCACCCGTTCTGGTGGCTCGAACTGGACGGGCTTCGCCTGCCGGCCGCGACACGGGCGCTCGTATGGCGGCTCCGTGGCGAGAGCGCGGAAGAGGCCATCGCAGCCATCGAGCGCGCGTTCATGCTCGTGATCAACGCTCAGGTGATCGATATGACACCGGCGGCACGGACTCAACACGCCGCACTGTGCCCGCCTGTCGATCCGTCTCTAGGCGAGCCGGAGGCCACGGCCGTCTTGAGACTGGCGCTGGCGCCGGCCACGCCGGAAATCATAGCGGGTTTGGCGCTGGCGCCACAAGCATCGAGCCGTGCCGCGCCGGCTCGCATTTCCGGCCGCAAGCGCGGTATCGTTAACCTGGTTGTGCGTTCGGCGAACAAATTCATCGGGGCGGTTACCGGCTATTTCGACCGTTGTCCGGTCTACATGCTGGATCCCGCGCGTGAGGCCGCACGGATGCTCGGCCGGCAATTGGCAAGGGACGGCGCCACGATCGAGACATTGCTCGATATCTTCGACGCCTGGGTCGCCACCGGCGCGTCGGCGCCGTGTCTGGCCGACTTGTCGTTCAAGTTGCCCGCTGAAAAGGGCTATACGCGGGATCTGGTCCGGCGGTCGAATGCGCGCCGTTATTCGTCTCTTTGGGCCACCGAGTATCTCAGCGACATCAATGTCTCTTTCTGGGGCGGCATTTGGAAACTGGCCGAGCGGTTGTATGTGGGCCCCTGGGAGTTCGAGGATATCAAACGCCGGGCGGAGGCGGAAACGGGCGGCAAGGACCCTGTCCCCGGAATCCTATTCGACGCGGCGCAGTATGCGTTCGACTATGTCCTGAAGCCTCGCCGGGATGGTCTGCCGTCGGGGTGGTACCGTTTCGAAGCGGCGGTGAAGGCGGCCGGAACGGCCGCAGTCAACGACGCGATGCGCGCCGGCATGCGCCATGCCATGGTCGAAATTGCCCGGCGGAATTACAGCGAAACATCGACAATCGTGACCGGGATCGAGGATTTACAGGCCAAGTTCGCATTTGAGCCGATGCGCGAGACATGGCGTGGCCTGTTCGGCTTGGATGGCGTGGCTTTCATCGCGGCCATCGAAAACGAGTTGGTCCGCATCGAAACGAAGATCGCATTGGCGCCTTGGGGTATTGAGGTTGCCCGTGGCGCGTCCGCGCCAGCGCGACCGGCAAAGCCCGTGAAAAAGGTACCGCGCAGGGAAGCGCCGACGACGGAAGAGGCGATCGCGATTGGCGATCTCGCCATGCATCCGATGAGCCGGGAAGATCTGGCGCGGTTTCCGCTGCCGCCGGCGTAAAGGCGCCGGACATTCATTTCTCTGCCCGCCGGCTTCGCGCCCGGCGGGCTTTTTCGTGAGGTTTCCATGAGGCTGCCGCGGCCCAGGCCGACCTATGACGCCCATGACGAGGCCCAGGCGCACAGCCTGATCGAACAGGCGGTGGTGAGACCGGTATGAAAGGATTTCCCGATGGGACTTTTCGGCTTTGAGTCCAATTCCCGGGGGGCCTCCGGGGCAGCAATGGCCAACCAGGCGTTCCGCCGGGCCAGACGTCGCCTTATCCCGCCGGCGGTAAACCGGCCGCAGCCACTCCCGACCCGCACTTCACGTCGTCGGAACCCCGGGTCACGCCGGGAAATGGGGATCCCGTCGGCGTCGGCAGCCTGGCGGCAGGGATCAGCGCGTTCAACGACTAGGCCAATGCGCTGAATTTCCAGAATTTGAATGTGGCAAAGGATAAGGATGCCTTTGCGCGTTCGGGGCTTACGTCGCACCCGACCTCCGCAATATACGACGGCGGGGCAAGTCGTGGCGTGCAATATAATGATAAGGACAATACCGAATTTATTGAATTGCCGACGCCGTCGCCCACGGGCTTCTCGGATTTGACGACGTTCAAAATAATCGGTCCGCCGGGCGACAGGTCCTGGTCGACGGACGGTGTTCACTTTTACAAATACAGTACAAATCCGCCGCGTCTTGGTAAGCCACCGCCTCAGGTTGTATGGGGCTTTTAGAGCGCCGTGCGATCTGATAATCAGACGGCAGGGTTTTCAGGGGGCAAAAATGCGGAAAATGAAGCTTGCGGGTTGGGGCGTGATCGCCACGACCCTTTTGATGATGAGCGCCGGCGCGTCGGCGAAAACGCCTGTCACCTGTACGATTAGTGCCGAATCGCTCGAAGGGGGCGGCGCGCTCAATGTCTCGGCATATGATCCCGATTCGGCCGCCTCCCTCGGGGTCCCGCCGCTGAAGGTCTTATGGGATCCACCTGGAGGGGAAGACGATTCGGTGGAGTTGGCTATTAGTTATAAGACTCCCAGCTTGAACGCGTTTGGCGCTTCCAATGGAGGCATGGTAAAATTCGCACCCGGGATCGGGGGGCGTGCCGACCAGTTTCTGGCCATTGTCAGTACGGGAGGCGCCGAATTAGGACGGTTTCGAGTCGACCCCGATTTCGGAGCCGCCCAAGGCGATTTTGTGTTTTCGGCCGACGACCGCCGCAGTGACGCCGTTATAGCGGCGATCAACGCCGGCAAGCGAATCGAGATCACCATACTAAAGGACGGCGCGAAGGTGACGTCGGACACTTTCGACACCTCCTCCACACCAGGGCGCGATCGACTGCTTGCCCAAGCCAGGCACCTTGTCGAAACGTCCGACCCGTCGGTTTGCAGACCCGGCTAGACCTGGCGCATTTTCCTTTTCCTTTGCCCGCCTGGCCTTGGTCCGGCGGGCTTTTTCGTGAGGTTTCCATGAGGCTGCCGCGGCCCAGGCCGACCTATGACGCCCATGACGAAGCCCAGGCGCGCAGCCTGATCGAACAGGCGGACGGGCAGAATTTCAAGCGCGGCCAGGATGTCGAGATCGCCGGCGGGGCGGTGCTGATCCTGAGCGACGAAAGTGGGCGCCGGTTCAGAATTACGGTGGTTTCCGGCGCCGTGACGGCGACGGCGCTGTGACTCCGTGGGAACACGCGTTGCGGTTCCTGCCGCAGAACGATCTTATTCCGGTTGGGGAAGCGAGGGCGCTGATCCTTTCCGGCCAGGCGCAGCTATGGTGCGGCGAAGGCTGCGCCGGAATTACCGAGATCGCGCCGGACGGGCGGTTGCATATCCTTTTGGCGGGCGGGTCGCTGGGCGGGCTTCTGGCCATGCGGGCGGATGTCGAGGCCTTTGGGCGGGCCATGGGGTGCCGCTGCGTCTATCTGTCCGGCCGCAGGGGCTGGCGGCGGATTTTTCCGCGTTTCGGTTACGCCTTCGACGGCGAAGACATGGTGAAAGAATTATGAAAGCATCGACCAGCCGGTCGTCCTCGACGACGACCAATCCCTATGCCATCCAGGCGTTCCAGAACGCCCAGGCCCGTTTGCCGACAGCTTTTTCGCCGGTGACCGGCAGCCAGATCGACGGCTTCATGAACCCGTACCAGTCGTCGGTCATCGATGCGACGACGGCGCGCAGCAATCAGGACCAGCAGATGGCGCTGAACCAGATCGGCGACCAGGCGCAGCGCGCCGGGGCCTTCGGCGGCTCGCGCCAGGGCGTGGCCGAGGCGCTGACGCGCGGGCAGTTCGACCTCAACAACCAGCAGACGGTGGCGGGCTTGAACAGCCAGAACTACGACCAGGCGCTGCAGGCGGCGATGATGCAGAACCAGGAGATCAACCAGTATCCGCTGGCCGTGCAGGGACTGCTTGGCAACCTGGCGCGCGGAACGCAGACCAACAGCACAGAGAAGGCGTCGTCTATGAGCCTCAGTTTCAATCCGACCGTTTCGTCACCCAATGGCAATGTCAGCCTAGGAGGTAACTTCTGATGGGTCTATTCGGTTTTTCGGCCAAGGCCGGCGTCAACCCTTTTCAATATGCGCTCGATCGCACCCGCGAGACCTTTTTCGGCCCGTCCGCGGCCGCGCCGTCGCAGCCGGGCGCCAAGGGGCCGCCGCGGACGTTCGGCGGTGATATGAGGACGGCGGTAAACGACAGCCTGACCCAGCAATATGGCGGCGGACTTCTTGCCGCGATCAACCCGGCGAATGCCGCGGTGGCGGCCAATAAGCTGATCAACGGCACCATCCATGCCGGGGCCGGGTCCGCCGGCGCGGCGCTGTATCATCACGGCATCGAGGCGACGACCCTGCCCGAGGCGATGCAGCGGGGCCTCCAGGCGGTCCCGCGCGCCCTTATCGACCCGGCCGGCGCCGTGGTGGACGGATCTCGCATCTTCTTCAAGCGGCGCACCGGACCGGAAACGGCACAAGGACTGGCGCGGACGCAGAACCGTGCCGAACTGGCGGGACAAGGGGCGTTCATGGCCGCGACCGCGCCGCTGGGCGCCGGCGATGTGGAAGTGCCTGTGGCGGCGGCGGACTTCGGACCGGAACTGGCCAATATCTTGTCGCGCATCGGCAACCGGATAAGCAACGGCGCAGGCGTGACCGAGGAAGCGGCTCACAATCAGGCGCTGGCCTATATCGTCCAAGCGCTGAAGAAGGACGGCGCGACACCGGAGCAGTTCGCCGGGATCATCAAGAAGTGGACGGAGGCGGGTTCGGATGCGCCGTCGTTGGTCGACGCGCTGTCGGGTCTGGCCAACAAGGGCCAGCAAACGCGGCAGGTGGTTATGGACGCTATTCCGCGCACGGAGTTGGGCGCCGACACGGCCGCCGACTACCTCGCTCAAGTCGGAGGCAAGATTAAGGGCCGGGTACGGAATGTCGTGGACAGCCTCAAGCCCAACGGAGCGTCATATGCCGATCTTACCGACCAAGGCGACGCGGCCAGCTTCGCCCGCCAGACGGTAAACAGCGAGCTTCCCGAGTTTCAGAACGGGCTGGCGAAATATGGCATCCAGCCGACGCCCGAGGGGACGGACGCGGTACAAAACGCCATGCAGGCCGGCGCCTACGACTATCTTCGCGGAGTGGTAGGGCAGGGTCGCCAAGCCATGGGCGAGGTTGCCGACTGGTCGCAACCCAGCAGTGATATCAGCCAGAACCTGCGGACGCTTTTCGGGGACAAGGTCGATCTGTTCAACCAGCGCGCGGCCAATGAAGCCACGCGGTGGAGCAATGCGAACAGATTGAATCTCGGGTTCAATCCGGCGGCGTCTTCGGTGCCGGAAGCCAGCATGGGCGTAGCGAGCTTGAACGCCGCCACGAAATTGCCTCCGAATGCGGGCGCTCAGGCATTGGCGGGCGCCGGCTTGCGGCAGCTGATCCCCGGCACGTTGAAGACCGACGCCGAACTGGCCAATATCGCGAAGATCGCGACGGGGCCGGCCGATGCGATCGCCAACCTTCCCATGATTCCCGGGAAGAGCCTGTCGCTGCCGGTTCGGGCGTTTACGCTGCCGGCGGCGGCGGCGCATGTGGCGTCGGTGCCTGCGTTAACGGGAGATGGGGGCGGAGGCCAAACACCGGCTTCGGTGCAACCTTCGAGTGCGCCGTGGCCACCTTTCGCGCTCTGGCAATAGGTGCGCTTGACGCGGTTCTCGCGTTCGTAATATCGCTGGAGGGAGCGGGAGGGAACCGATGGGAATGGACACGGTCTTGGCGTCGATCGCGGAGCGGGTCTTCCCGTCGCGTAAACCGGCGCATCTGGTAGGCCGTTGCCTGACCTGGGACGGCCTGACGAAGGCTGGGTTGCAGCAGGCGCTGAGCGATTGGCGCCGGGCCGGTTCGACACCGCCAAGCCTTCTCGACCTGGCGTTTTTGTCTCCCAATGCCGGGATTTGCACGCGGATGCTGATCGGCGGCACGCTGTTCGGACGGTTCATGGACGAGGCCCTGGATTACAAGGTCGGTATCTCGTCGAGACTCGCCGGCCACCTGGGCGGGGTGGTCAGAGCGGTTGATAACGATTCGACCGCACGCCACCCCGAGATTGTCCAATATGCCTATGACCATCTCCTGACGGCACAGCCGGAGGCTTTCGCCGCGGCGAGGCAAGCGTTCGAGGCCGAGATCCCGGCGGTGGAGGTGGAACGTGCACTGCGGACAGGCGCTTGCGAGCGAATGCATAATGTGCTCGGAGAGGCCTGCCGGGGCTATAAGCAGACGCTCGAAGACAAGTTGAGTCCGTTGACGGAGGCGGGCCAGACGAGCGAGATACTGGACCAGATCTTCCCCGAAGAGGCATGGCGGATTCGCGACGGCATAAGGCGGGAATTACTTCGCTACCGCCATGCACGCGTGTTCGCGGCGCCTTTCGAACCGGTCAACCGAATGCTTTGGCGGTTGCCCGACGACAAGCTGACAATTCGCCGTGTCCGATACGCTTGGCGCGTGGGCCGCAAAATGGGTGAGGCGGAGCGGAGTGTGATCGTCGATATCGGCCTTTCGGCCGCCAGTGAGGATCTGCTCTCGCGCATCGTGTTTCCGCGATAGCGCCTGCATCCGTTTTTGGTTTTTCGCCCGCCCGGCTTTTGCCCGGCGGGCTTTTTCATGAGGTTTCGCATGTCTTTGGACGTCAAGGAATTCAGCAATATGACCGGCATATCGACCCATGCCATGCAGCCGCCGGTCGGCGGGGGCAGCCTGACCACCGCCGGGACGGCGGCCTATACGGTCGCGGGGCCCGGCATGGCGTTCGTCGAGCTCTACGCCAACGGGTCGGGCCATACCTTCACCGTGTCGGACAGTCCGCTTTCGCAGACCCTGACCCTAGGGGAGCGAGTGATCTACGGCATGCGCAAGGGCGCGGTGGTGACGGTCACGGCGTGAGTTAACTGCCGCAGGCCCCCTCCGTCGCGAGGCTTCGTGCTTCGCACTCGCTCCCGCGCCACCTCCCCCGCTTCGCAGGGGAGGAGAAAGCAAATGTATCATGGCCAGTCTTATCGACGCCCCGCGGGGCGCGGACCTTTTGTTGTCCTATATCTTTCCCGACGGGACGGACCTTGGCGGCTATGCCGCCGTGTTCACCGTCTACGGCCAGCGCAATGGGACGGCGCTGCTTACCGTCACCCCGACCGCTAACGGCAACGGGTCGGGGCTGACGCTGAGCGGCAACCTGTTGTCGCTTGCGGTCCGGGCGGCGGATATCGACGCGTTGCCGGTCAATGGCGACGACGCGACCTTGCCCGCGCCGGCGTGGTTCGACCTGATCGTCACCACGCCGGCGCATGACGTGTGCAAGCTGCACGGCGGGCCGATGCGGATCCTGCCCTACGGGGCGCAGATCACGCCGGAGGGCGGGTTTGTCGAGGTCGCGCTGGATGGCCAGGCGATCAGTGTGGAAGTGGCGCAATCGGGCTTCGACGCCGCGGTGCTCAGCCTGGCTGAAGGCTATGCCGCCGCCGCGCAGTCGGGCGCGGCCACGGCCACCTCGGGCGCCGGCGCCGCCACGGCCCAGGCCCAGGCGGCGGCGACGTCGGCCGCCGCGGCGCAATGGTCGGCGGCGGCGGCGCAAACCTCGGCGGGCAATGCCGCGGCCTCCCAGGCCCAGGCGTCGCAGGCGCAGGTGAGCGCCACGGCCTCGGCGAGCAGCGCGGGGACGTCCGCCACCACGGCCGGCCAGGCGGCGACGACGGCGACCGGGGCGGCCGCT